GTGCGCAGTGTGCTGATGTGGGGGCGCTGGAGCAACTGGGTGACATCATGTTCGATCCTGACGATAAAGGCCGTGACCGGCTCAATGAAACTTATCAAAAAGTCATCAGTCTGCCTTCCCGTGTGAAATCTCTGAAAGACCTGAGCGACAGTCTGAAAACGCTGATCGGACTGGAGAGAGAAGCCTGGAGTATAGGTACTACCAGTGAACCAGAAAAAACGCCTCTACCAGGAAAAAATACTGATCTGACAACTGATCAGGCAGCGGAATTGTACAAAAAAATGATGAGTTGATTATGCCTTTACCATTCCCCTTTGACTTTAAAAATCCTGATTATGTTCAGGTTTTCGAATGGCGAATGGAGCGTCTGCAACGTATCAGGAAGGCTCCCGAAACTCTCCCAGCTCTCAGGCAGTTTTACCGTACAAACCCGGCGCAGTTCATCATCGACTGGGGCATGACTACTGACCCGCGCAATCTCGATTATGGTCTTCCGGTCACCATTCCTTTTTTGCTGTTTCCACGGCAGGAGGAATGGATCGACTGGATTATGGAACGCTCGCGTAACCATGAGAATGGTCTGACTGAAAAAAGCCGCGAAATGGGGTTGAGCTGGACATCTGTCGGTCTGGCCAGTGCGTTATGTCTGTTTAACCGTGAAATGGTTATAGGGTTTGGTTCCCGTAAAGAGGAGTATGTCGACAGCACGGTTGATCCAAAAGCGCTATTCTGGAAAGTACGCAAATTTATAGCAACTCTTCCTGCCGAGTTTCGGGGAGGCTGGGACGAGAGAAAGCATTCACGTTTTATGAGCGTGGAGTTTCCTGACACAGGCGCGGTAATTAAAGGAGAGGCTGGCGACAATATCGGTCGTGGCGACCGTACGACCCTTTATTTTGTGGATGAGGCTGCTTTTCTCCAGCGACCATTACTTATTGATGCCGCACTTTCCCAGACAACTCGTTGCCGTATCGATCTCTCATCGGTTAACGGCATGAACAACCCCTTCGCGCAGAAGCGGCACAGCGGAAAAATCCCTGTGTTTACGTTTCACTGGCGTAGTGACCCGCGTAAAGACGATGAGTGGTACCACAAGGAGTGCGAGAAAATTGATAACCCGATCATCGTTGCCCAGGAGCTGGATCTTAATTACCAGGCATCGACAGAGGGTATCCTGATCCCATCAGAATGGGTACAGGCTGCGGTTGACGCACATATCAAACTGGGGATTCAGCCCAGCGGTCAACGGCTCGGTGCAATGGATGTCGCCGACGAGGGGCGGGATAAAAACGCCTGTTCCCTTCGTTACGGCTTCCTGTTGAGTGATGTCCAGGAATGGTCGGGTAAGGGTAGTGACATCTATGACTCCGTGGTTAAGGTCTTCGGCCTGTGCGATGACTTTGGTGCCGATGAGTTCCGCTTTGACGAGGACGGGTTAGGCGCTGGCGTTCGTGGTGATGCACGCGCTATCAACGAACTGCGGGAAGCTGAGGGTACAGATCAAATTACTGCCACACCATTCCGGGGGAGTGGAAGCGTTTTTTATCCTGAAAATGAAGCTGTTCCCGGTGATAACGGCAAACCGTCACGTCTGAATAAGGACTTTTTCGCCAATGCCAAAGCTCAGGGCTGGTGGCATCTTCGCAAATTATTCCGCAATACATTTCGTGCGCTAAAGGGCATGGAGTATGACCCGGATGAGATTATTTCCATCAGCAGCACGATGGAAAATAAAGACAGGCTTTTGATGGAACTGTCACAACCCACCTGGTCGAAAAATGCCGTCGGAAAAATTCTTGTTGATAAGCAACCTGACGGGACGAAATCTCCTAACCTGGCAGACTCAGTGATGATTGCTTATGCCCCGATGGAAATGCCCGTCGTAATTTCTGATGATTTTATGGAGTGGATTTGATGTGGCTTTTTAAACGTAAAAAAACGGTGACACCGCCAGAAAGTCCGCCTGAACCACATCCGATGACGATCAGCGATGAGGTGGTTGCTGAGGCCGGACAAAAACCGCAGCGTGAATTTGTTCGCTATGAGCCACCGCCGGGAGTCATTCCCGAAGACATACGCAATGCTGTACTGGCAATGGACTCGACTCCCTACGATACACTGAACAGCCAGTATCCTGATTTTGTGTACGGAGGATTTCCGGGCTATCCGTATCTGGCACTTCAGGCGCAGTTACCAGAGTACCGGCGCATGGTCAGTGTGATTGCCGAGGAGATGACCCGCAAATGGATAAAGGTTAAGGCGGTCGGGGTAGGGGACGACAGCCGCGCGCCGCGCATAGCGCAGCTTACTGATGCACTGGAGCGCTATAACGTACGGGATGCCTTCAGGCTGGCGGTGGAGCATGACGGCTTTTTCGGGCGAGGGCAAATTTATATCGATGTGCGTTCGCCATCGGGTATGTCGGCCTGGACTGACCCGGCGGAGCTGGAATCCAGGCTGTTTATTTCCGACAAAAAAATCCCGAAAGGTTCCCTGCTGGGGCTTCGTGTTATTGAACCTGTCTGGACGTATCCGGGTATGTATAACGCGGATAATCCGCTGAGTGATGATTTTTACCGTCCGTCCGAATGGTACGTAATGGGAAAAACGGTTCACGCCAGCCGCATGATTGATCTGATTTCCCGCCCGGTTCCGGACATGCTGAAGCCGGCCTACAACTTTGGTGGCCTGTCACTGGTTCAGATTGCCGAGCCTTACGTCAACAACTGGTTGCGTACACGCGACAGCGTGGGCGATATGCTGCATTCGTTTTCACTGAACGGGATCATGACGGACCTGAGCCAGGTGTTACAGGGGAAAAAGGACCCGAATTACGCAAAACGCGCGGATCTGTTTAACCGTACCCGTGATAACCGTGGTCTGCTGATACTGGACAAAACGAAAGAAGAATTTTTTCAGTTCAACACACCCCTGAACGGACTCGACACCCTCCAGGCGCAGGCACAGGAGCACATGTTCTTTGTCAGTGCCATACCGTCAGTAAAATTCGCCGGGTTGAGTCCTACGGGACTGAACGCATCGAGTGAGGGTGAAATCCGTGTGTTTTACGACACCATTGCCGCGCTTGCCACTCGTCTTCTGAAGAAACCGCTGAAAAAGGTGCTGGATATTATCCAGTTGTCTGAGTTCGGCGATATCGATCCTGATATCACTTTTGAATTTGAACCCCTGCATGAACTGACGCGCGAGCAACTGGCGAATATCCGTAAAACTGAAGCGGAAACCGATCAGATTTACGAGAGCGCCGGAGCGGTGACCAATAACGAGGTACGCGAACGGCTGGCTACTGCTCCGGACAGCCTGTACAGCGGTATTGACCTGAGCGGAGAAATCGAAATTGACGACACCGAAGAAAATCCGCCGCAAGATCCGAACGCAGACCCTGAGACGGATTTCACCCAACGCGGGGATTGAGGCCTGGTACCGCAGACAACTGGATAATGCCGTCAGTGAGATGCACAACAGCGTACTTTACTGGCTGCGGGCTGAGTACCGTAAAACAGACCTCGCGCAGGATGCGTCCCCTGTTAACCTGATGCGTGGAGCCATGCAAAAACTTGCCAGGCGCTGGCAGAAAAAGTTTGACGAAATGGCCCTGCGGCTGGCGAGGCGGTTTGCCGGTGATATCCTGAAAAACAGCGATGCGTCACTGTCCACTGCGCTCCGTGATGCCGGGTTTACGGTTCCTTTCCGTATGACAGCGGAGATGAACACCGCACTTCAGGCCAGCATCACGGAGAATGTGAACCTCATTCGCTCCATCCCGCAGCAACATCTCACCCAGGTGGAAACACTGGTCATGCAGTCTGTTAGCCGGGGGCGTGACCTGAAAACTCTGACCGATGAACTGGAAAAACGCTACGGCATCACACGACGGCGTGCGGCGCTGATTGCCCGCGACCAGAACAATAAAGCGACCTCGGTAATGCAGTCGGCCAGACAACGCTCGGTGGGCATCACTGAAGGTATCTGGCGGCATTCCCGCGCGGGTAAAACATGGCGCCCGTCGCATGTGAAGGCGAACGGTAAACGGTTTGACCTGCGAAAGGGGATGTTTCTGGATGGTAAGTGGGTACTGCCGGGCGAAGAAATCAACTGCAAGTGCGGCTGGGAGGCCGTTATTCCCGGACTGGAGAAAAGATGATTATTACCGAAATGCTGGCGTTTGACCGGGCATCGGTAAGGCAGTTTGATAAAGTAGGTCGCCTCCAGATTGAGCGCAGTAATCTCAGCAAGGCGAACGTCTGCGGTTATTTCGGGCATGAAATACCGGGGGCGGAAGCGCTGGGACTCGACCCTCAAAAACTTTATCAGCTTTACCGTGACCCCGATGAACTGCGCAAGGCAGTTTCAACCTTCAACAATATTCCCGTCCTGTGCCGACACAAACCCGATTATCCGGGCGCGCCCGCGCGCGAGTACCGGGTGGGGACGACTCATGCCAACAGCGAGTTTGACGGTACCTATCTGGTTAACGGCATGTCCATCTGGGACAACTCCGCCATCGCGGGGATAGAAACGGATGAACAACGGGAAATCTCATCGTCATATGCCTATGTGGCAGATATGACGCCGGGAACCACCCCCGACGGTGAACCGTATGACGGCGTTATGCGGAATATCGTGGGAAATCATGTGGCGCTGGTCGGCGATGGCCGGGCGGGGCCGGACTGTCTTGTTATGGACTCTCTCCCTCAGGAGCTAAAACGCATGAAACTGAGTAAAAAAGAAGTGGCGGTGCTTACCGCGCTGGGAACCTATCTTGCGCCGCGTCTGGCACAGGATGCGGCTCCTAAGGATTTGTTACGCCTGATGGCGCAGCATAAGCGCCCGGCAGCTATCGCCAGCGCGGTAAAAACTGCCTACAGCGAACGGCTGGCACAGGATATGGATATTGAACCGGCGGAGCTGGCGCAACTGATGGAATCAGCAGAAGCCGTGCCGGAGCTGGCCGGGGACGATGATACCGGGTTAACTGACGAGCCGAAGGCATTTGATACCGACAGCCCGATGGAAAGTGTACTGGCGTTGCTGTCCGGCAAGGTTCCTGATGATGTGCTGGAAAAAATTAAATCCGCACTGGCTCCGGCAACTGACGAAGACCCCGAAATAAAAGAGGCTGATGTGAAACCCGACGATGTGAAAATCGATAAACCCGCGATGGATGCGGCAATCAGGCTGGCAACTGACCAGGCAACGAAACGGGCTGCTGAAAATTTCCGCGCCGTTCGTGTGGCTGAAACCGAGGTGCGGCCGCTGATTGGCGATGTGGTGGCGATGGACTGCGCCGAAGAGGTTTACCGTACCGCGCTGGAGCAGACAGGGATCGATATCCAGGGCATTCACCCCAGCGCGTACCGCAGCATGGTGAAGTTTGCCGTTGAGCAGAAACAGACGGCTAAAGGTCCGCGTGTTGCGATGGACCAGGCCAGCGCATCGACGTTTGCGGCAGATTTCCCCGGTGCAAAACTGAAACGAGGTTACTGATATGAATACTTTTCAGACACACATGAACCAGTACCCGGCACCGGGGATTCCGGGGGCATTTGCCAGTGATAACCCTCACGCCTCGTATGTGGCGGGAGAAGGCGCGCTGATTACCGGCCCTGACGGACTGGTTATTGCCCGGTTTGCCTGGGTAACCAAAGGCGTTGCCGCCAATAAGGGAACCGGTGCGCCGGCGGGTTTTGTTCCGCGCGACGGGCAGGCTTCTGTTGTGGAATGGCTGGCTGGCGACTCGAACACTATTTACCCGGGACGTGAATGTACCCTGATGGTATCGGGGGACTTCTGGGCGCTGACCACCACCGCTGCGACGGTCGGGCAGAAAGTTTTTGCCTCCCTGACCACCGGGGAGATAGCCACAGGGGCGGCAGGCGCCACGATGGCGGGTTTTGTCGAAACCGGGTTTTCCGTTGCCAGCGCTGCGGCGGCGAAAGAAGTTATTAAGATCAGCACCTGGAGCAAATGATGAATAAATTTAAACAGCATTATGCGACGGTAAGCCGCGACTACGGGATTATCCTTCCCGGTGCGCAGGCTTATTTGCCCCCGGAATACGCCGCCGATTACGGACTGGCGATGGACGCGCAGCCTGCGCTGGTTACCGCGGCTAACAGTGGTATCCCTGCATATTTCACCAATTACGTTGAGCCAGAACTGATCCGCGTGCTGGTGACGCCGATGAAAGCCTCTCAGATTCTGGGCGAAACCAAAAAAGGTGACTGGACGACACTGTCGGCACAGTTCCCGATTGCAGAATCTGCCGGGGAGGTGAGTTCCTACGGGGATTACAGCAACAACGGTATTGTGACGTCTAACGTCAACTGGGTACCGCGCCAGAGCTATCACTTCCAGACGTTTACTCGCTGGGGCGAGCGAGAGCTGGATATGTACGGCGCAGCCCGTATTGGCTGGGCGGCAGAGCTGAACGTGGCATCGGCACTGACGCTGAATAAGTTCCAGAATAAGTCCTACTTCTATGGTATTGCCGGACTGGCGAACTACGGTTTGCTGAATGACCCGTCGTTATCCGCACCGATAACCCCGGATACCGTGGACGGTAAGCTGAAGTGGGACGACAAGGACGGACAGGGTGTGTATGACGATGTCGTGAAGCTCTTTAAACAACTGGTGAAACAGACTAACGGCCATATTGAGCGTACCGACAAAATGAAGCTGTGCATGTCGCCGCTGGCGGAGGTGAACCTCACCAAGACTAACCAGTACAAGGTTAACGTGTCCGATCTGCTGGCGAAAAACTTCCCGGCGATGACCATTGAAACGGCGGTGGAATACACCTCTGACGCTGGCGAGCTGGTACAGCTTATCGCGGAGCGTCTGGGGGAACAGGATACAGGCTATTGCTCTTTCACTGAAAAAATGCGCGCCCATGCGGTAGTGACTGAATCATCTGCCTGGAAACAAAAAAAATCTGCCGGTACCTGGGGGGCGATTATTCGCCAGCCGCTGGCGTATGCACAAATGCTGGGGGTGTGAGTCATGGCTGAAATGGTAACAGTGGGCTGCAAATTGCCGAACGGTCTGGTGCTGGAAGTGGGACCGAAACAGGTACAGGTAGCAGGCTGGCGGAATAACGCCGTTAAAATCGTTGGGGGCTATGGCCTGACGCAGGTTGAAAAGGAGTTCTGGGAAGCCTGGCTGGTGGAGCACTGCCAGCAACCTTATGTGAAAAACGGCGTTATTTTTGCGCAGGATAAGGCGAACAGCGCTGCCGCGCAGGCTACGGAGCAGGAAACCGTTAAATCCGGCCTTGAACCGCTGCCGCAGAAAGATCCGGCTCCGGGCATTAACCGCGATGATGAAGTGATGGGCAAACCTCAGGAGTAAAATGGTATGGGTACGGTAACGTTTGACTGGCAGGCATTTTCGGCCCTTTACCCGGAGTTTTCCGCTGTTGGTCAGGTTGCCGCAGCCGCCCTGTTCGGTAAAGCGACCGCGCTGTACCTGGATAATACGGACGACAGTCCGGTTACCGACCTGAACGAGCGGGAACAGCTTTTGTTCCTGCTGGTTGCTCACCAGTGCGCGTTGCGTGGATTCGGTAAAAGCGGTGACGGGCAACCGGGGCTGGTGGGACGTATCACCAGTGCGTCGGAAGGTTCTGTTTCCGTCTCCGTGGACAATAGCGGCAGTAACGATGCGTCGTGGTGGTATCTCCAGACACCTTACGGCGCTGACTACTGGCAGGCGACGGCACCGTACCGTTCAATGCAGTATCATTCCGGTGGCTCCCCTTCGCGATATCCGGGGCATTATTACCGGGGATACGGGAGGGGGCGTCGATGGTAAACAAAGTCACGGGCGGCAAACAGTTCAGGCAGAAGTTGAAACAGGCCGCAGATAACCTTAAATCGGGCAAAAGTCTCAAAGTGGGTTTTCTTGAAGGGGCAACCTACCCCGACGGTACGCCGGTGGCGTATATCGCCGCCATTAACGAGTTTGGCGGTAGTGCGATTATACCCGCTCGCGAGCAGACGCTTCACTTTCGCTATAACGAAAAAACGGGAGAAATCGGGCACCGCTTTGTCAAAGCCGGTAAGGGTAATTTTGCTCAGGATGTGGTTATTCCTGAACACACGGTCACCATTCCACCCCGTCCGTTCTTCCGTAAGATGATTGAACATAAAAGTCCCGAATGGGGCGAAAAAATGGTGACATTATTACGGGCGAATGATTTTGATACCGCGACCGCTCTGGTGTACATGGGGGAGCATATCAAAGGGCAGTTGCAGATGTTTATTCGCGACTGGAAAAGGCCGCCCAACGCCGCATCCACTGTCCGGCAAAAGGGCTTTAACAACCCGCTTATTGAAACCGGTCATATGATGAACAGTGTCGATTATTCTGTTGACGGGGGCAACAAATGAACCTCCACGGTATTGTTTCCGGCGCGGTACGCCGGGTAAATCCTTATACGGACGCGCGGGTTTATCGCTCGCGCGGGAGTACACAGCAGGCGGATTATTCCCGCGTGCCTGAGTATGAAGATCCGGTTCCCGTCAGGGTACAAAAACAGGCCGTCACCCAGGCGGATTTACGTCATCTCGACAATCTGAACCAGCAGGGTGTTTTCGCCACACTGTATACCGACGGTAACTGGTGCGGGCTTAACCGTACCCGGCAACAGGGTGGCGATAAATTTGTCATTGGCGATGAAACGTGGCTGGTGGTTGAGGTACCGGAAATCTGGCCGGACTGGACGAGGGTTATTGTATGTCTTCAGGTGTGACCCTCTCCGTTACGGAAAGCGATCTTTATCAGGCCCTCGGTGATTATCTCCGGGGGCTTTTTTCTGATGCCGGGATTGAACGAACACAGCAGAACCGGGTTCCGATGCCTCAGGGGGACTTTATCACCATGACAGGTATTGATGTTACCGGATTATCCACTGCGGTAGTGACATATTCTGCGCCGGAACAGGCAGGGGAAGGCTCTCAGCATATTACTCGTACCACAAAATGGCGTTGCCAGCTTGATTTCTACGGACCTCATGCGGCAGATAACGCGCAGGCGCTGGCAACGCTTTTCCGGTCTGAATTTTCCGTACAGCTTTTCCGGCAGACCGGCGGGCTGATTTCCCCGCTGTATTGTTCAGATCCCCTTAACACCACGTTCATCAACGGCCAGCAGCAGTATGAACCGCGCCGGACGCTTGATATTCAGATGCAGATTAACCCTGTGGTCACAACACCCCTGATGTTTTTTGACAACGTGATCACCCGGACAACGGAGGCTGATAATGCCAATCCCACTCAGTAAAGATGTACAGATAAATCCCGGCGTGCTGGCTGTGGCGGGTAATGCCGTCGATCTTAATGGCCTGTTGCTGACCGGCAATCCACTACTCCCGGTTAGCAGTGTGGTTCCGTTTTCCTCCCCGGATGATGTGTCCGCGTATTTTGGTGCATTATCCGATGAGTACGCACGCGCTCAGATTTATTTTCAGGGCTTCAAAAATGCCACTAAGACGCCGGGACAATTGTTGTTTTCCCGTTTCAATCTTGCCGCATCGGCGGCCTGGTTACGAAGTGGTTCGTTTAAGGGCGTGACTATTGAACAGCTACAAAAACTTTCCGGTACGCTGACGCTGAGTATTAACGGGAAAAGCGCCAGCGCTGAGGTGAATTTTAACGGCGTAAACAGCTTCGCTGCTGCTGCAACGGCACTACAGACAGCGCTGACCGCGGCGGTGGCAACAGTGGTATTCGATACCACACAGAATGCTTTCGTCATTACTGCCGCCGGGGCGAAACCGGAGAGCACCACGATAACGTTCGGCAGTGGATCGGCAGCGGAATCTCTGAAGATGACCAGTAATACGGGCGCGGTGATATCTCAGGGCGCGCCTGTATCTGATGTACCTGACACGATGGCAGCCATTAAGGATGCTTCCCAGCAATGGGCGGGGTTTTCCACAGTATCTGAAGTCACTGATGAGCAACACCTGGCGTTTTCTGCCTGGGCAAACGGGCAGGGCAAGCGTTACTTTTATGTGGCATGGACAACCAGTGGTAAGGCCAAAGTAAAAGGGGATACCAGTCATATCGCTTACCAGATAATTACCGTCAATAACTACAGTGCTGTTGTACCGGTTTTCGCGTCTGATGGTAACCGGGCGGCTGCGGTACTGGGGTATGCGGCGTGCCTTGATTTTGTCCGACCGGAGGGGCGCGTGCCGTTCAAGTTCCGCGAGTATGAAGGTCTGGCCGCTGATGTTACCAGTGGCAGCGATTACGATGCGCTGATAGCCGCAGGTTACAACTTCTACGGAAAATATGCGGAAAACAGTGTGGTGGAAGATTACTGGGCGGATGGCACCATTACCGGCGATTTTAAATGGCTGGACAGCTTCTGCGGGCAAATCTGGCTGAATGCCAATTTGCAGGGAGCAGTGATCTCGTTATTCAAGTCAAACCAGACTATCCCCTACAACAATGAAGGGCGGGCGCTGGTTGCGGCATCAATGAGTGACGTTATCCAGCAGTACAAACGCTGGGGTGGTATCCGTGAGGGGGTGACACTGACGGAGGCGCAGAAGAAGCAGATCAACAATGTTGTGGGGGAGGATGTTTCTTCAACGTTGTTTGCCACCGGCTACTACCTGTATATCGGCGATATGCTTCCCTCTCTGCGGGCAACCCGTAGCAGCCCGTCCTGTACGCTCTGGTACTGTGACGGTGGCAGTATCCAGAAACTTGTTATTGCATCCACGGAGGTCCAGTAAATGTCAGGTAATAACAACACCATCACTGCGGCGGATGCCATTATCACGCTGACAGTGAATAACCTGTATCCCTCCGGCGTACAACTTCAGGGATTTGCAGCAGATAATGTTTATGGCACCGATCCGCTGGTACTGGCGGAAACCGTCCGCGGTATTGACGGTAAACTGTCTGCGGGATTTGTGTACAGTAACATTATCCAGACGTTTCATATCATGCCGGACTCACCCAGCCGGGATATTTTTGATACCTGGTCAACCACATCCCGGACCAGCCGGGCTGTATTCCGTTGTAATGCTGTCGTGCTGCTTCCGGCGATAGGCCGTAAATATACCTGCGTCAATGGCGTGCTTAAACAATGGAAAGCGCTGCCTGACGCGGCGCGTACATTGCAGGCGGGACAGGCGGTTATCGAGTGGGAAACTATCACTCCGGAGGTTTTTAACTGATGGCCCGTAAAGAGAAATTTATCACTATTGATGGTCAGGGGCGGGATAACGGCAAGGTATTTCACCTTACCGAAATGCCTGCCTCGCAGGCGGAATGGTGGGCGATGCGCGCCATTATGGCGATGGGGCGTGGCGGCGTGGATTTACCGGATGATGTTCGCAGCATGGGGATGGCTGCGCTGGCGCTGGAAGGGCTGAAAGCGTTGTCAAAAATCCCGCCGGAAGAGGCAAAGCCGCTGATGGATGAGATGCTGGATTGCGTACAGTTTGTTCCCGATCCGAAAAACCGTAGTGTACGGCGACCTCTTATTGAAGACGATATAGAGGAAATCACCACCAGGCTTGATCTGCGCGCGGAGGTATTCAGACTGCATGTGGATTTTTTCAGTCCCGCCGCCCGCTAGATATTCCCCCGCGTTATCTCGGCCCCGACCGACCGTTCGGGGTCGTGGATTACGTTAACGTTCCCCGCACCATTGCGACCGTTATTTCTTCCGGTAAGGCTTCAAAAGCCGAACTGGATTCCGTACTTGGCGTGCAGGACTTATGGGATTTACTGGAGATTATTCAGGTGGACGCCCATAACGAACGTGTGATGCAGGAGACACAGAATGGCAGCGGTACTTGATGAGCTGGTTCTGGCACTGGATATAGAAAGTAAGGACTTTACCGCCGGGGAGCAGGCTGTACACGCGGCACTGGACAGACTGACCGCCGCGATGGAGCGGGTGGCGGATGTTTTCGAACTGGGGCAGAAACAGGCCAGCGCTGCCCTGGCGAAAACAGGCCGTGATGCAGATAAAGCCGCGCACGAGACGGAAGCCGCTGGTGAGCGAACGGGTAAGGCTCTGAAGAAAACAGGCGCGGAAGCTGATAAAGCCGCGTCCGGTATGGAGCAGGCGGGAAAACGAACCGGGGATGCAATCGAAAAAACCGGCAAAAAGGCCGAAAAAACCGCTAAGAGAATGGAGGCAGCAGGCAAACGGGCATCAACGTTTTTTTCCGGCATACGTACTCAGATACTGGCGCTGGCAGGCGTCACCCTGACACTGGGGGGAATTAAAAGCCTGGTCACGGGTTTTGCCGGTGATCTTAACCGGCTGTCAATTTCCTCCGATGCCTTTGGCATGAAAGCGAAACATCTGGACGGCTGGATACGCGCAGGGCAGGCGAATGGTGCTGACGCTGGCGAGATCACCGGGGCGTTTTCCCGGATTACGGATGCAAAAGCCGCGTTCAAAGCCGGAAAGTCCTTTGATCCTGTGTTGCAGGATTTGTTTCAGGTTGCAGCCCGTACGGGTGTCAGTGTTGATTTAAATACCGACAGTACCGAAGTCATCATGCGCAAGCTGGCGTCCGCCTTTCCGCGACTCACAAAGTCAGAACAGACAGCCTACGGTAATGCGCTGGGGTTCAGTTATGCCGGGCAGCAGTTTCTTGGCTCAGGCCATGCTCTTCAGGATGTGGATGACTTTACATCCCGTTCGCAGGTCTCCGACGATAAAATCCGGAAAGCCCGCAAATTGCGGGAAGCCCTTGCAGAACTGGACCAGGTATGGACAACAATTGGTCTGACTATAGGTACGGCACTGATGCCGTATGCCACGGAATTCAGCAAATGGCTGGAGAAACTCGGTGACTGGATGCAGCAACATCCGGAGGAAGTGAACAAGTTTATCACCACATTTCTGAATAAAGTTGAGTCAGTGGCCTCCTGGGTGAATAAGGCTGCCGGAGAAATGGGGGGCTGGCAGAATGTCATTATTACGCTGATCGGGCTGAAAGTGGCGTCATGGGTACTGGGGCTGACTAAGGCCCTCAACGGTCCCGGCGGCCTTCTTTTTGCGATAACGGCGCTTTACCCGGTTGTTGACGGGTTAATGACATCCATCGTTGGCAGGAAGAATAAGGACTGGCTGGATTCGCATGGTTTTTTCTGGGCTTCAGACGGGACTTTCTTTTTCAATAAGAAAGAGATGGAGGAATACCAGGCAAAACTGGATGCCGGAGAAAAGCCTGGCAATATCACCCATGCACAATCACCTACAGTATGGCAGCAGGGAATGCTGGATACTCAGGCTTCTCTGGCAACCGGGAGGGGAGCAGCCTCAGGGGCATCCTGGCTACAGGGTATGCGTGCGACGCAGGAAAAACTCGGTAATGCCATGCAAAACCGCCCGCGTCCGACGAAGGCCGGGGAGGCCCTGTTAGGCTGGCTGCAACCGAAACTGTCCCAACTGGAGGCAAAATATAACCTGCCGACCGGACTGCTGCGCAGTGTTGCGATCACCGAATCCGGTGGTAATCAGTTTGCCGTCTCACGCGCTGGTGCGATGGGACTGTTTCAGTTCATGCCGCAGACGGCTAAGGAATTTGGTCTGAGGGGAAACGATGCCTTTGATCCTGCAAAATCCGCTGATGCCGCCGCGAGAAAACTTGGTGGCCTGCTGCGTTTTTTTCATGGCGATCTGGCTAAGGCTCTGGCGGCATACAACTGGGGTGAGGGAAATGTTCAGCGTAAGGGGCTGGCTGCTGCTCCGGAGGAGACCCGTAACTATATTCCCCGCGTTCTGGCGAATCTGCCCCATCCGGGGGCGGCAATGGCCGTACAGTCGCGTCATCCGGCGCCTGTATCTCAGTCCACCGTAACGGAAACCACGCATATCGGGACGCTGAATGTCACTACAACCTCGGACAATGTGAAGGGCATTGCCGATGATGCGCGTAGGCGTATCAGGAATTCGGCGCTTGTTTCAGTTTATTCCAGCGGGGTAACAGGATGAATTTCTCTTTGGATAATCCTTCCCTGAATAACTTTTCGCTCAATGAAAGTAACGTACTGAGTGCCGTTCGTGGCGGCGGTGTCCTGGGACTCATTAACAGTGTACTGGCACCGTCATTCGGTATTTATTACGCATGGAATGATCCGGCTGGTGTTCACCAGAAGGGCGGGAAACCTTTCTCCCCGGATTCTTTTGTTGTCGTTGAGGTGGGGGCGGAGGCTTCTGTTTCCACCGCCCCCGTCGAACAGGGGGCCTATACCACCTTTAATAAAATCCAGCGACCGCCGGAACTGCATGTGACTTTCACTGTAGAGGGGTGGACGGCGTTTTCCGGGGCCGTCCCGAACCTGACAAATTTTTCCACCACCTCGCGATCGAATGTGCTGGAAACGCTTGAAATGATGCGTACCACGGCAGGACTTTACGATATTGAGACGCCGGACAAGACATGGACATCCTACGACCTGGTGAAATACGACTACCGAACGCGAAGTAATAATGGTCCGACATTACTGACGGTCAGCGCAGTATTCCAGGCAGTAATGAATACAGGAGAGGTGTCAGTGGGAAGTACGGATAACCAGTCTCCCACCGACAACGATAAAGCAAAAGGGGCAGCATCGGTTAAAACGCAGCCAGTTACGGCGTCGGTAACACAACCGTCAGACGCTGACAGACGAAGCGTCACGAACAGGGGGATCACCTGATGCTGGAAATTGTTTTATCTCCCGTCAAAGCCCAGCAGTTTACGGTGACACTGGGTGCTCAGGTCTGCACCATTCGCCTGAATCAGCGGACTACGGGGATGTATATCGATATTACCGTTAACGGTGAACCGTGCCTGTATGGCGTGTTGTGCCTGAACAATAACCGGATTGTCCGGTACGGATACCTGCCGTTTCAGGGCGATCTGTTTTTTTCCGACACGGAGGGGAACCACGATCCCGACTGGCGGGGGCTTGGTTCACGGTACCGGCTCTACTGGCTGTCGCCTGAGGAGCTGAAATGAGTTATGTACAGCGTGACATCATCGTGGAGTTCACCCTGTCAGACGGGCGGACGTTCGACAAGGGTAAGGGCAATATTCTGACTGTTTCAGGGGCTAAATGTTTTGCCACTGTCACGGTATATGGCGGAACTGCCGGAACGCAGATAACCCTGTATATCTGGGGGTTGTCTCCGGCGCATATGGCCGACCTGAGTTATCGGGGCGTGTGGCGACCCGCTCAAAGTACGGCCAATAAAATGCGGGTACGGGCTGGTGGGCGGCTTATTTTCGAGGGAGATATTACCGATGCGTATGCGGACTACAACCAGGCGCCGGATATACCCCTTATTCTGACCGGGCAGGTTAGTTTCAACCTGCGTAATCAGACAGCGGCCGATTTCAGCGCGAAAGGTGATGTGCCGGTTGCAGATATCATCCGTGCGCTGGCGTCATCTGCCGGGCTGAAATTTGAAAATCAGGGCGTCAGTCGCAGCCTGTCGAATCCACACTTCTCCGGAAACCTTGTACAACAAATGCTGGATGCCGCTTCAGCCGCCGATATTAACATCGACCTGGGGGACGCGGAGAAAGTCACTATCTGGCCGAAGGACAAAGCCCTGGATATTCCGGCTGTGCATATTTCGCCGGACCACGGGCTTATCGGATATCCGGTCTATACCATGACCGGCCTCAGCGCCACCACGACATTCTGCCCCGATCTTTTCATCGGTCGGCGGGTCCATCTGGAATCGTCACTACCTAACGTGACTGGCGATTACCAGTTAACCGGAGTGATACACACCATTACCTCGCGAACCGTGGGCGGTCCGTGGAGCTCCAACTGTACCATGACAAGGCTTAACGATAATGGCACAACCACTCAGTAATCCGACGGACGTAAACAGTGAAATCAATGCGCAGGACTTTATGCTGCGGCAGTTTCTCGGGAAACACGTATTTATCACTCTGGGGCAGGTAGTGGCGGTGGAGGGGGAGTTTATTGATGTCCGACCGATGGTAATGGGCGTTGCAGCAGACGGTTCCCCGGTTGAACATGAGGTGATTTATAACCTTCCCGTATGGCGGCTACAGGGGGGCAGCAATGCGGTGATTATGCCGCCACATGTGGGCGATATTGGTTTCCTCGGCATCTGCGACCGGGATATCAGTGCGGTAAAAGCCACGCGTCAGGCCGCGATGCCGGGATCAAAACGCACTCATAACTACGCCGATGCCATCTGGCTTGGTGGTGTGCTTAACGGTGCGCCCGTACAGTTCGTGGAATTTGCTGACAACCAGATACGGGTTATTTCCCCCTGGAAAGTGGAGATTTCTGCGCCGGACGGCATCGTGAACGCCTCGAAAAGTTTCACTGTTAACTCTCCAAAAATCGCACTTAACGGGGATGCTGCCGTCAGCCAGAGGCTTAATGTTACCGGACAGTCTGAGCTTTCCGGTGGCGCGCAGATTGGCGGTATTGATTTTGGAAACCATGTTCACAGTGGTGTTAAGTCCGGCGGTTCGACCACGCAGGGACCGCAGTAAACAGGAGAAAATATGCAGTCACGATCGCTTCTTCTCGACACCGGGACATGGGACATCCTGCTTGATGATACCGGTAATCTTGCCATTACTGATAATCCCCATGCGGTAGCCCAGGATGTGGCGTGTGCGTGCAGTACCTTTCTGGGGGAGTGCTGGTACGACTCAACGTCCGGCATACCTTACTGGTCACGCATCCTCGGACACTGGCCCGGCACGCAACTGGTGAATGCCACCCTGCAACAGGAAGCACTTAAACTGCCGACCGTGAGCGCCGCAATTTGCCAGGTCACTGTTGATAAAGCCCGGACAGTAACGGGAGTGCTGCGTATTACAGATACCAATAACGACATTTTTACGGTTCTGCTATGAGTGAAAATAAATCTTTTTCTACCGCAGTACCCGCTGTACGTATTACGGACAGCGGGCTGAACGTGCCGGATGAAGCGGATATTCTGAGCGGCAGGCTCAGCGATTTTTCCGGTGCGCTGGGCGGCGCAATGAGTACCAGTCTGAGCAGTCCGCAGGGGCAGCTTGCATCAAGCGAAAGTGCCATTATCGCGGATAAAAACGATCAGTTGCTGTATATCGTTAACCAGGTAAACCCTGATTTTTCCAGTGGACGCTTTCAGGACGCAATCGGAAAGATTTATTTCCTTGAACGACGCGGGGCTACAGGTACGACAGTAACGGCAACCTGTACCGGGCTGGTTGGTACGCTGATTCCGGCGGGCAGTATGGCGCAGGATGAGGCCGGCTATAAGTACGTCAGTCTGTCAGACGCCACAATCGGCGCATCAGGGCAGGTTGATGTGGTATTCCTGAATTTGTCCACCGGGCCTGTCGGCTGTCCGGCGGGAACTCTGAATAAAATTTATAAGGCAATACCCGGCTGGTCAGGTGTCACTAACGCCAGTGCAGGTGTACCGGGCAGCGACGAGGAAACCCGCGCGGACTTTGAAAATCGTCGGCGTAATTCAGTTGTCCGTAATGCCCGTAATATTCTGGAAGCCATCCGGGGTGAAATACTCTCTACGGTAGAAAACGTGGTGGATGTTTACGTCACCCATAATCCGAAAAAAACGGAACAAAAAGCCGGGGTTAGTCAGTATCCGTTAACACCCGGTTCGTTTTATGTTGGCGTGTACGGCGGCAGCCCGGCAGATATCGCGGCGGCCATCTGGCGTAAGGCTCCGCCGGGTATTGATATGAACGGCGACACAACGTTCACCGTTGCGGATAAGGAGTACGATCCGCCGTATCCTGAATACGCGATCACCTGGCAGACACTCAAACCTGTCAGTCTGCATGTCAGTGTGACGCTGAAAAAAAGTGACTATCTGCCCTCAGATATTACCCAACAGGTACAGCAATCTGTGTTGTCCGCGTTTAACGGTACAGATGGTGGTCTGCGGGCAAGGGTAGCCTCTGTTGTCTCCGCAGGGCGCTACTATGCCGGCGTTTACAAAACCGATCCGGAAAATATCGATATTCTGGGCCTTACTGTGAGTCGTGACGGTTCGTCATGGACAACTGCTGTCACTTTCGGGATAGATGAGATTCCGGTTCTGGATGTGTCGAATATCGGTGTGAAACTACAGGAGGCGTAACGTGCAGAATGTGGCTGCAACCGTGCTTGCACAGTATGCCGCCAGCCCCCGACTCAATGCCCTCATTAACAGCTTTAACGCAGCGCTTTCCCCCGACAGTTTTATCAATGATTTTTATGACCTTATCTGGAACATCGATACTGCAGAAAAGTACGGTCTTGATGTCTGGGGAAAGATTGTGGGCGTCAGTCGCCGGCTGACGGTAAAGGACGATTTTAATTACCTGGGTTTCAGCGAGGCCCGGATGGACAACCCGGTAATGGATGACCCGCGTCCGTTTAATCAGGCACCGTTTTACAGCGGAAAATCGGTTACCCGGACCGTTGACCTGTCTGATGAGATATACCGGCGGCTGATACTGATGAAAGCCATGTCGAATATTACTGACTGCTCTGTGCCGGATATTAACCGGATGCTGCGGTTTATGTTCGGAAAAAAACGCCGGGCTTATGTTCTGAATAATGGTGGACTGAGGATGAGTTACATCTTTGAGTTTGCTCTCTCGTCGGCAGAACTGGCGATTATCCAGTCGTCGGGCGCACTGCCGTCCCCGCCGGGTGTTTATGTCTCAGTGGTTTTAAAGGAGACCAGTAATGAAGCTTAACGATAAACCCCGTCAACTGGCAGTACCCTTTGCGAGTACCGGGGATAAAAATAATATCCCGGACAAGGCGACGCAGCAGACCAAAGAGAGCGGTAACGCGGCGTATGATTCGGGTTTTCCTCCGGTGACCATGACCCCGATTTCAGCGGGAGGTATACCGCCACACGGCAAGGATTTTAACGGTCTGATGCACGATATTACCGCAGCAATACGGTACGTCCAGGCTGGCGGTTTGTACACGTATAATGCCGATTTCGCCGGGGCCATTGGTGGATATGCAAAAGATGCCATTCTTGCCGGAGTCTCAACAACAGCGGTCTGGCTGAATACCATTGACGATAACCTGACCGATCCGGAAGGTACCGACAGCGCAGGATGGGTAAACCTGCTGGCAGATCCCCTGAAGCTGTTTCTGTGGCAGAAAAACAATCTGTCAGACCTTCAGAATAAAGGAACGGCACGGGATAACCTTCAGGTCTACAGTCAGGAGCAGACGGATATTAAATACCTCGCCAAAGACCAGAACGGTGGCGATATTCCGGAAAAGCCGCTGTTTGTACAAAATATCGGAGCGCTCCCTGCATCAGGTACGGCTGTCGCAGCGAACAGACTGGTATCACGTGGTGCGCTTCCGGCGCTGACTGGCACGACAAGAGGCAGTGATAGCGGCCTGATAATGGGAGAGGTTTACAACAACGGCTATCCAACGGAATACGGAAATATTTTGCGTCTGACCGGAACCGGTGACGGGGAAATCCTCATTGGCTGGAGCGGGGTTAACGGTGCTCCTGCGCCTGCATATATTCGCAGCCATCGGGATACCCCTGACGCTGAGTGGTCTGAATGGGCGATGTTCTATACCTCCCTGAATCCACCTCCAGTACCTCCGGATTTGAATCCTGTCGGGTCGGCGATAGCGTGGCCGTCTGACAATATCCCTGCCGGTTACACCATTATGCAGGGGCAGACGTTTGATACATCTGCTTACCCGTTACTGGCGCGGGCTTATCCGTCCGGTGTTATTCCGGATATGCGCGGCTGGACAATTAAAGGCAAGCCCGCCAGCGGGCGCGCAGTACTCTCTCAGGAGATGGATGGCAACAAATCACACACGCACACCGCACGGGCGCTCGATACCGACTTAGGGACAAAAACCACCTCATCCTTTGATTATGGTACGAAATCGACCAATACAACGGGCAACCATACTCACCAGTTCGGAGGCTATATCAACTCATACTGGGGGGATTCCAATCACACCCCATTTCAGCCTGGAAGTGGTGCGTGGACACAGGCCGCTGGCGACCATGCACATACTACCTGGATTGGTCCGCACGACCATACCGTATATATCGGCCCACATGGACACGCTGTCACGGTGGACGCAGACGGTAATGCGGAAACCACAGTTAAAAACATTGCATTTAACTACATAGTGAGGCTGGCATGATCAAACTTATCCTTTCGGCACCCGTGCCGGCAATGGCCGCGGCTTTTGAACTTTATTTTCAGAATACCGAAAATGTGGAAATTGTCCGCGGACCATTTGAAACCATACCGGAATTTGACTGCATGGTCAGTGCGGCCAACAGCTTTGGTCTTATGGATGGTGGTGTGGATGCCGCTATTACGGCATATTTCGGGCCGCAATTACAGGAACGGATACAGCAAAATATCATCCGTGAATATCTGGGAGAACAGCCCGTCGGCACCGCCTTTGTTATTGAAACGGGTAACAGTAAATATCCGTGGTTGGTTCACGCCCCGACGATGCGCGTTCCGCTGATAATCGACGGCACCGACGCGGTTTATAATGCAACACGTGCAGCGTTATTAGCGATATTTCAGCACAATAAAAGCGCCGGGGAAGACAGGAAAATTAAATCGGTAGTATTCCCTGCGATGGGGGCCGGGTGTGGTCAGGTATCCCCGGACAGTGTCGCCCGGCAAATGAAGCTGGCGTGGGATGGTTTTATTAACTGCGCCACGGAAATTAACTGGCAATACGCCAGCGCCCGCCAGAATGCGGTATTCAGTACCACGGCATACTGTCCGTCGCAGACGGTTTGCCCGAACGCCAGAACGGAATATATCGGTTTTGGTGATTACAGAACGTATTGCAAAAAATCAGGTAACGGCTGCATCAGTACCCGTCATCAGGTTGATGATATTTATATCGGCGCATACAGGCACGGCGTTTTCCCTGGTGACCATTCCCACACCCTCCACCTGAATACAGAATATTTATCCGGAGTAAAAAATGACGTTTAAAATGAGCGAACAGGCGCAGACGATTAAAGTTTATAATCTGCGTTCAGATACAAACGAATTTATTGGTGCAGGTGATGCATATATCCCGCCGCACACTGGATTACCGGCAAACTGTACGGATATCGCCCCTCCTGATATTCCCTCCAGTCATATTGCTGTTTTTGACGCTGAAACCCAAGCATGGAGCCTGCAGGAGGATCACCGCGGCGAGACGGTTTACGACACAACAACCGGCAATCAGATTTATATCTCCGATCCTGGCCCGCTACCTGAAAACGTCACATCAGTTTCACCAGATGGTGAATACCAGAAATGGGATGGCAAGGCGTGGGTAAAAGACGAAGCGGCTGAAAAAGCAGCGCAACTTCGTCAGGCGGAAGAAACCAAAAGCAGGCTCCTGCAAATGGCATCTGAAAAAATCGCGCCGTTACAGGATGCAGTGGATCTGGACGAAGCAACCGATAAAGAAAAAGCTTCTCTTCTGGCATGGAAAAAGTACCGGGTACAGGTAAACCGTGTTGACACCGCAAGCCCCACCTGGCCGGAAATACCATCATGATGAGTTTTGTGCGGGGTGGATGTCCGGTACACTGTTGTACTCATATTCACACTTAAAATATTCTTATCATTGTTATAAATAGTTTATATCAATAATTTTGCATGTTAATATTCCATATTCATTTAAACTCACAGGGTTTTTAAAAGAGGTATGACCACCATAACAATTGTTACTGCTTATTTCGATATAGGCAGAAGTCGATGGACATCGCAAAATGGGTTTGCTCCACGCATTGAGCGAACTACTGATGAATATATGACCTGGTTTTCCAATCTTGCTCAACTTGAAAATGATATGGTTATTTTTACTTCACCTGACCTCAAGTCCAGAATTGAGGAAATCCGGAGAGGAAAACCAACAACGATTGTTACATTAAATTTCAATAAAAAACTTCGTCATATCAGAAACCGGATTGCTTCTATACAGTCAGATGTAGCGTTTAAGCTCAGAACTCCCGTAGAGCAGCGGGGGAATCCAGAGTATCTGTCGGCTGATTATGTTTTACTCTGTAATCTGAAGACGTACTTTGTGAATCAGGCTATCCGTCAGGGGGTGATCAAAGACGATATGGTTGCCTGGATTGATTTTGGATATTGTAGAGATACTGATACCACGAATGGAATAAAAAAGTGGTCCTGGCACTTCAATAAGGAAAAGATGCATCTTTTTACGATCAGAAGAGGGCTTAAACTTGAAACACTGGAGTCAGTATTCAACTGTATGTCAGGTAACCATGTGTATATCATCGGTGGCGTTCTGGTCGGAACGCTGGAAAAGTGGCAAGAATTTTACCGACTGGTGTGGTGTTGCCAAAAGAAAGTGTTGAGAGAGAATATTGTGGATGATGATCAGGGTATATTTCTGATGTGTTATTATTACAGGCCTGACATGATAAAGTTAAACTATCTGGGTAAAAACAAGTGGTTTGACTTATTCAAGTGCAAGGGAAAGCGAACGATTCGCACCTTTTCTCACAGGATGAGAATATTATGTCTTCACAAATAAATATTTTAATTTATAGAAAAAGCCCGGCATGTAGATTACGACGGGCTTTTAAAAAGTGAGAGCTTTATTTTTTACTCTGTATCTTTAAATAAGACGGGTTTTTCATTCGCTGCCTTCACTCTGTCGTTATTCATTTCACTATTAACAATGTTTTTATCAAGCGTATAACCAATGAGACGTGAAAGGATATACTTATTCATAAGACCACTCAGCCATCCATCCTTGTTTCTGAATTGTTCAATGAACGAACAATCAAATTTGTCATTGGTAGATTTATACAGAAAAGGTATGTACCATTGATCCTTACCTTTCATAAGTCCATGACCTTTATTAACCACCTCTCCATGATCTGATGTATACAGGAATATATAGTTGTTACTGTATTTTGCTACATTGTTGAACAATGAAGAAACAACTCTGTCTGTTTTATGAATAGTTAAATCGTATTCTTCAGCTCCGGGTAATGCTTTCTTATCTCCTGCATCGTAGTTATGATAAGGCTTATGGTTGCCGAGCAGGTGAACTATTATAAATTTTTTGGGGGCAGACGAGTCTTCCAGCGCGTCAGTCAGCATTGGTACCAGGTGTTCATCGTGCCCATTCGTCAGCCTGACAACGTCGCTTTTCCTTGCAATAAACCCATATTTTGAACTGAATAATCCCTCAAGTTCCTGAGAACCAATCCACCAGGTTTTATATCCGTTAGCTTTTGCCATTTCTATAATGGATTTATTCTTGAAGAGGTTGGTATCACTTTCTGGCGTACTGAATGAGAATGTCATTGCAAGAGAATCCCTTGTTTCAGGAGCACTTGAATGAACGTTTCTGACAATGCATGATTTGGGTTGTGTGAATATTTTTTGTAAGTCCGGACTTGTCAGCTTAGGATACCCGTAAATGCTATACCTTGAAAATAGCGAAGATTCTCCCATTACAATAACAATGGTATTATTACCGCTTTCTGCTTTACCTGTTATAGACTCGTTGAAGTCTGGTATTATTGATGTATCCGAGTAACGGTCATTTAATATCATTGTGCTGGCGAAATATGCCACGTCGCCTATAACAGCGGGGAAGTAGCTTTTAATTAATTTGCCTATTGTTGAGCGCGATTCGTTCATGCTCATTTTGATATCGTTTATTTGTGGCCACACATCATTTACGATCATGAGTGCTGTTAATAAATACAGAAAAATCGCCAGTCCGGGAATCCACTTGAAGTTATCCTGATTTTTATAAAGTTTAATTATTCCATAACTAATCGCTAAGGTTAATATAATTGCTATTCCAATAATTTTTACCCCATCACTTAAAAACATTCCTTTCGCTTCGATAAGGTTTGTTTCCACAACGGAACTGATAACGTCAAAAGATATCTGTTCATTGAAAACGATGAAGTATGAAATTTCCGATGAAAGTAAAAATATGAGAAAGTAACCACTAATACGTGGTACCAGATTTTTACATCTCAATAAATAAAAAGAAATTAATAAAAAAGACAAAGTAGAAAGAAATGGGATAGATGAGTCTCTCGCGAAAACAACTTTATTAACACCATATGAGACTATTATTAAACCTATGATAATTATTAAGCTGTGTTGTCTCTGTTTCACTTTGTTATTCCATTATAAGTGTTAAAAAATATCTGAAAGAAATTTGGGCACAGTAAACATGATAAAATTAAGCTATACTTAATTTAATGTTAGGATTACTGATGGTAAACATTATATTTGTCATAAAATTATTCAATGTATTACATTGTGTTTCTTAACAAGAGGGTGATCCTTCTTGCAAGTCATTCGGGAATGTAACCTAACCTGTTGATCTCTATGTGGTGTATTTTAATGTTAGGTGGTGTTTAGTAGACTTTTTTAATCATAACTGTCGTTACTACCTGGCTGTACGTGACGGCGGTTTGGTCGGGGAGTTACGAGAAATTTAAGGGCATAAGATAAATAAAATGGCTGTTTGCGGCATCTGGTGAACTTGTAAAAATCCCATAGTTGGTTAAGAAAGAAATCGTTATTCGTTAAAAAAATGTTATTACTCATGCGGTCAGGAGAGCTAACAATAAGAAGAAAACTAGCCCGAAATCTGCCCGAATTAAAACGGAAAAAGTGATAACTAATTGAATCTATTAGAACGCAACGGAACGTATTTCAGACGATAAAAGAGTGGTTTTTTTGTTTAACTCTATGAATTTAAAATGTAATTTTTGTTTTTTGCGAGAACAGGAATCGTATTCGGTCTCTTTTTATTTAGATTATAAATCAATGGGTTATGTGTTTCCCCCCGAAATTCCTCGAAATTCCCTCGAATTTCTGTATTTCGGTCTTTTTGGTTATATCACATCCAAATTCAGTTTAACATTTCTTTTACAACAAAATCAGAGCATCACGTAAGCTTTATTACCGCGTTCATCGAGATAGAGTTTCGTGGTGTTCTCTGAGGTGTGGCCCAGTAGTTTTTGAGCGAATT